TGTTACGGCGGGTCAGTATATGGGTGGCCCAATGAAAAACGGCCCCGAAGGGCCGTCTTAAAGCGTCTGTGACGCGTGTATTGGCGGAGAGGGCGTCCCCAAGGAATCAAGCATTCATGCGGCTTCCATCGCGATATTGCGCATCTACCGGCCATCCCATAGGCCATGAGCATTGCGCTTCGGTGGCACCAAGCCCCCATAGGATAGCGCCTTCTGATTGAGCTGCGTCACGAATTCCGGTGTCTGTTCGGGAAAAGCATGATTTTCATGATCAAAAGGATGCATAGCCTTGAAAGCCTTGTCTGGCGTGGCTTTTGCGAATTTGTAGAACCCTGATTTTTTACTGATCTAAACATGATTTGTTAGGGTTCCGCTTTCTGATCGAGTTGAATAAAAAATATATACAAATCAATGACTTACGGGGCCTCCTGATTCGGATCAGGTCAAATCAGAAAAAATTCTGATCACACAAATCCAGCATCCATGCGGGTCGCGGGTCGATTTCGGGGGGTAGTGTTGGAAATCATGTTTTCCCCGAACCTTTCCCGGATTTGCCTTCTGGATCCCGGTAGAGCATTCCCACCGGCAACCTGCCTGGGCCCGTGAAATTCCGTCAAATCCCGTCATCTGAGTGGCCCTGAAAACCGCCCGCGAGGCCGCACCAGGCCTTGCGCTGCCCAGGGTCGGCAGGGTCGTCAAAAGAGGCCTATTAAGACCGAGGGCGCGGCGGGGTCTCGTCCGCGCGCCGTGGGTCTCGATGGGCATGACCGCACGGCCACAGCGGTAGGGGTGTCGGGTCGGTTGGAATGGGGCAGGGGAGGGCGCAGGCGGCCCTCTGGGCGCCGATCATGGGGCGAGCAATGGCTCGGGCGCCGGATCAGCTCGGAGCGCTTTCTGGGCGGTTTTTGACGCTGGGCAGAGGTCAAGAAAAAGGCCATCCGATGGGATGGCCTCTGGGGGAGATGGGTGATCAGCTTCTGGGGGTGGTCAATCGATTGCGAAGTTCGTGATGATCAACTCGCCTTTGGGGGCCCGTGCCCGCCCGGCGCCCCCTACGCTGTAATTGATCACCACCTCCCTCATCGGGAACCCCTTGAATGCCTCGCGCATCTCGGGGATGTCGTTCACGCTGACCACCGCCCTACCCTTCATGGTGCTCATGGCCTCGGCCATGAGGGCGTATTGCTCCAGCCCAAACTCGACCCCATAGCCCTCGGTCCCCCAATACGGCGGGTCCATGTAGAACAGCGTGTGGGGGCGGTCGTAGCGCTTCACACAGTCCAGCCAGCTCAGGTGCTCCACCGTGACCTGGTGCAGGCGCAAATGGACGGCGCTCAGGTCCTCCTCGAGGCGCAGCAGGTTCAGCCGGGGGCGGCTGGTGGTGGCGGTGCCGAAGGTCTGCCCCTCCACCTTGCCGCCGAAGCCGCACTTCATCAGGTAGAAGAAGCGCGCGGCGCGCTGGATCTCGGTCAGGGTGCGCGGTGGGGTGGCTGACAGCCAGCCATAGATCTCGCGGCTGGTCAGGGCCCAGCGGAACTGGCGCACGAACTCGTCCAAGTGGTGCTGCACGACCCGGTAAAGGCTGACCAGATCGCCATTGGCGTCGTTCAGCACCTCGACCTTGGCGGGCTCTTTCAGGAAGAACAGGGCTGCGGCGCCGCAGAAGGGCTCCACGTAGCAGCTGTGCTCAGGGAACAAGGGCAGGATGTGCTTGGCCAGGCGGCGCTTGCCACCGATCCAGGGCACCAGGGGGGATGCGGCCGGATGGCCGCCTTCTTCGATCATTTCGCTCACGCGCATCGTCATCTTTCGTTTCAGGGGTTGATGACGCTCGGTGGCGTTCTGGGCTGGGGCTCTCGGCCCGCAGGAGGTTCAAGGTCCCGCAGCGCGGGCACTTGATGTCCAGTCGAACAAAAATTGCCACCGCCAGCTTCTTGCTGCAGTGGCCACATCGAACTTCTTTCGGTTCTTGCATGTCGGCATCGCCTTATGATCGCCCCGCCTGTGCACAGGTGACGGGGTCGTTTGGCCAATGCCGTGCGCATTCACGGCGGAGGGGTTTGTGCTGGGTGTTGACGCACCTGGTGCACTCGCCCCGTCTTTTTTTGGGGGAGGTCTATCCTCCCCCGCCGGGGGCGGTCGGGCTGACCGTCACCTCGTATTTCTCAAACTGCACCACCTCTTCGCCCAGCCAGTCGTTCAGGGCCAGGAAGCGCGCCTGCAAGGGCTCGATCTCATTGGTGGCGAACACTTGGGCGGCGGGCACAATGGCGCCGAAGCCGCCGGTGTTGCTGGGCACGATGCCCAGCAGCTGGGGCGGGATGCGGTGGGCGGCCAGCACGTCGTCGCGGCTCACGTTCTTGATGTTGAAGAAGTCATCTTTGGCGGCCACCTCGCTCACGGGGATCAGCTGAATGCCGTCCTTCTTGCCATTGGGGCTGTACAAAAACAGGTTGCGGAAGTTGCCCGGCCCCTTGCTCTGCTTGAGCGCCTCGCGGATGCCGTCAATGTCGCCCTGGCTCTGCGCCGCATCGCTGATGTACAGGATGAACCCGGCGTGGCTGCCGTTGTTGAAGTAGCGCCGGCGGAACAGGGTGGCCGATTCGTTGAGCCAGGCCGCCTGCAGGGCGCTCAGGTACTCGGGCAGGCCATAGACCTCCTGCTCGATGTCGGCCTCCTGCAGGTGGAACACCCGGCCGCTGTTGAATTCATGCTCGTCGGCGCCGTTGCGCACAAAGAAGTACTTCTGCAGGTCCACCCCGCGGCGGGTGTACTTAGCCATCGCGTGCGACAGGCCAATGGAGCCCCCCAGTCGGTTGACCTGGTGCTCCAGATAGCCATTCCCGAACACCAGGAAGTCGAGTGCGAAGCGGCTGAACACATCGGTGCTCAACAGGCGGTGGGGCTTGAAGGTCTTGGCCAGGATGTTGCGCTTGAAATAGATCGCGCTCGAATGGTGGGTTGAAGCCCTGAACGATTTGGCCAGGCCGGACCAGCTCATGGGTGGCTCGTACCAGCGCCCGTTGCTCCAGCACTCCAGGTAGTCGAGCAGCTCGCGCCGATCCATCACCGGGGTGGGGTCGCCGAAGGTGAAGGCCTCCATCTTCTTGGCCTGGTCGGCTTGGGCGAGCTGCGCCGAGGCCTGTGTTTCGTCTTGCATCAAGAAATCTCCATGATCGATTTGGATGAGCTGGTCTCGCCATCCAGCGATTCGTTGTCCATTGCGTGCATGCAGGCCCAGGCCAGGTCGGCATGGCCGGTGACCTCATTGCGGCCCGCGTCGTAGGTGACCTGCCGGCCGCTGGCCGTCATCACCCGTTTGATGGCCATGAAGGCCTGGGCCAGATCCGTGAACCCGGCGTCGAACTCAAGGCGGCCCTTGCGGATCACGCTTTGGGCCTTCAGCACCAGGCGCGACTTGATCTCGACGTTGTATTGGTAGCCCTTCACCGCGGGGAAGAACTTCTGCACGATCTGATAGACCCCCTGGCCCAGGCCGGTGGTGTCCATGCCGATGAAGACCACGTTGAAGCGCTGGGTGATCTTGCGGATCACTTCGGCCTGGGCCTCGAAGTCGTTGCCCTTGAACTGGTGCCGCTCCAGCACCCGGAACTTGCCACCCGGCGTGCTGGGAGGAGCCAGCACGACACAGCCGGCGGTGTCTCCGGTGAGGCTGGGGTCATAGCCAACCCACACAGGCCGATAGCCGAAAGGGCGCAGGCTGAACGGTTTGACGTCGTCCCATACCTCCCAGCTGTCCACCATGCAGCGCTGCAACTCGGCCAACGGAAAGCTGCTGTACGAGTCGTCGAGAAACCCGCACATGAGCAGGTTCTCGAACTCCTCGGTGGAGTACTCCAGCCGCAGCTCGTCGATATCGAACAGGTTGCAGCCGCCGCGCATGGCGTCGACGATGGTGCAGATCTGTCTCCAGATCTTGTCCTCACCCGTGAAGCCCCCGGCCAGCCGGTCGTGGCTCAGGTCCAGGCTGATGCGCTCATCCTTCGGTCGCTTGCGGTTGAAGCGCGCCCCGCTCCACAGCGCATAGGCCTCATGCTGGATGCTGCTGGGCGTGCTGAAGTAGGTCTTGCGCCAATGCTTGTGCATGGCCATGCCCGACGCCACTTTGTTGAGCTCGTCGAACTTGCGCGTCCAGAAGCACTCGTCGAAATAGACATTGCCGTGGTAGCCCTGAGCCGTGAGGGCGTTGGTGCCCAGAAAGTACAGCGTGGCGCCATTGCTGAGCACGATGGGGTCGCCCGACAGCTCGATGCCGCAGGCATCCTTCGCGAAGGCAATGATGTACTGCTTGAAGATATGCGCCTGGGCCTTGCTGGCCGACAGAAAGATCTGATTGCGGCCGGTGGCGATCGCATCGGCCAGGGCCTCGCGGGCAAAGTACCAGGTGGCGCCGATCTGGCGTGATTTGAGGATGAAGCGCGTGCGCGCCTCGCTGTTGCGGAACCACACCTTCTGGTAGTCGAACAGCGAGTCTTTGAAGGCCTCCAGCAGCTGCTCGTGCTGCTCTTCGCTGAAGTGGTTGCGATCGGGCTTTTTCTTGGGGCGGTCGTTGCGCCGCTCGATCGCCGGGTTGAGGTCGGCCTCCTTGCCGGTCGCGCCGTACTTGTGCACCCTGGCCAGGCGCTCGATCTGGCGGCCCAGCAGGTCAATTTCCTTGAAGTCGGTGCCGGTCTTGGGGTCCTTCATGACCAGTTGCACCAGCCGGGTCTCTAGCGTGGCCTCGACGCGCTGCACCGGTTGTGCCTTGTCCCATTCCTCCACATCTTTCCAGCCCTGCACAGTGCTGCGAGGCTCGTCGATGTATTCCGCAATCGACGAGATTCGCCAGCCCTGCCAGTACAGGTGCCGAGCTTCGCGGCGCTTGTCGGCGTCCAGCCCATCAGCTGGTTTTTCGCGCTTGAAACGCTTGGGGACGATGACGGCTTCGTTCATGCCGTCGAGCGTATGGGCGTCGCTCCGTTTCGTTGACAGGTATCGGTTGTGTACGGGCCGTACACAACCAAAGGTCGTTGAATGCGCGGCCGTGGGGCGCGACGATGGCAGCTACTCGTTACCAACCTCGGAGCAGCAGCCATCATGGCCCAAAAATCCAAACTTTTCCGCGTCGCCACTGAAGGCGCAACCACCGACGGCCGCGTGATCCAGAAGGACTGGATCACGCAGATGGCGGCCAACTTCGACCCCAAGAAATACGGCGCCCGCGTCTGGCTGGAGCACTACCGTGGCATCGCGCCTGACGGCCTGTTCAAGGCCTACGGCGACGTGATCGCAGTGGAGGCCCGCCCGGTCGAAGACGGCAAGCTGGCCCTGTTCGCCCAGATCGAGCCCCTGCCCGAACTGGTGGCCATGACCAAGGCCAAGCAGAAGATCTACACCTCCATCGAGGTGAACCCCAAATTCGCCGATACCGGCGAGGCCTACCTGACCGGCCTGGCCGTCACCGACAGCCCTGCCAGCCTGGGCACCGACATCCTGGCCTTCGCGGCCCAGAACCCGAAGGCCAGCCCGCTGGCCGGCCGCAAGAGCCACGCCGAAGCGCTGTTCTCCGAGGCCATCGAGGTCACGCTGGAGTTCGAGGAAGACAAGCCCGAAGACGCGGGCCTGGTCACCAAGTTCATCGCCTCGGTCAAAGCCGTGACGGAGAAATTCAACGGCAAGGCCAAGAGCGACGACGCCCGGTTCTCTGCCGTGCTCGAAGCACTGGAAGAAGCTGGGACGGTGATCGCCGACCAGGCCGAGAAGCACGCCACCCTGCAGGCCGACCACGACAAGCTGTCCAAGGCTTTCGCCACTCTGCAGGGCCAGTACACCGAGCTGGTGACCAAGCTCGGCACCACGCCTGAGCAGCAGCACAGCCAGCGCCCGCCGGCCACCGGCAACAGCGGCCGCATCCAGACCGACTGCTGATCAGCCGCAGATTTTCCACCGCAATCGCATTCAACCCGGAGCCCCTCCATGCGTAATGAAACCCGCCAGGCCTATGCCGAACTGCTGAACCAGATTGGCCGCCTGAATGCCGTGGCCGACGCCACCAAGCAATTCACCGTCTCTCCCAGCGTGCAGCAAAAGCTGGAAAGCAAGATCCAAGAGTCCAGCGACTTCCTTGGCCGCATCAACATCTCGCCTGTTGTGGAAATGCAGGGTGACAAGCTCGGCCTGGGTGTGTCCGGCCCGGCCGCCAGCCGCACCGACACCACCACCAAGGACCGCCAGACCCGCGACATCAGCACGCTGGACAGCCGTGGCTACCAGTGCGTGAAGACCAACTCGGACACGCACATCACCTATGCCAAGCTGGACGCCTGGGCCAAGTTCCCCGACTTCCAAACCCGAGTGCGCGACCTGATCGTGCGCCGCCAGGCGCTGGATCGCATCTTGATCGGCTGGAATGGCACCAGCATTGCGGCTGACACCGACCTGGTGGCCCACCCCTTGCTGCAGGACGTGAACAAGGGCTGGTTGCAACACCTGCGCGACGATGCCCCGTCCCGCGTCATGTCCGGTGGCAAAACCGCTGGCCAGATCAAGATCGGTGTCGGTGCTGCCAACGACTACCAAAACCTCGATGCCCTGGTTTTCGATGCGATCAACGGCCTCGACCCCTGGTATCAACAAGACCCAGGCCTGGTTGTCCTCATGGGCCGCAACCTGCTCACCGAGAAGTACTTCCCTCTGGTTGACGTGAGCCAGGTGCCCACCGAGACCCTGGCGGCCGACATCGTGATCAGCCAGAAGCGTGTGGGTGGCCTGCAGGCCGCCACCGTGCCCTATTTCCCCGACAACAAGCTGTTGATCACCACCTACGACAACTTGTCGATCTACTGGCAAGAGGGCGCGCGCCGCCGCCGCATGGAAGAAAACGCAAAGCGTGATCGCATCGAGAACTATGAGTCCTCGAACGATGCCTATGTGGTTGAAGACCTCGGCCGCGCCGTGATGGCCGAGAACATCACCTTCACTGACTGATTGGTGTCGAGATGAGCACGCCATTTCGACGTCACCAGATGCGCGTGCTCGCCGAGCAGGCCGCCCTGGCCACCCCCAACGGGGGCCAGGTCGAAGGCTCAGCCTACGAGCTGATGCTGGCCCAGCTCTACGAGCACCGCCGCACCCTCAAGGGCATCCAGTCCGTGGAGCGCAAGATCGAGGCTAAGCGCTCCATGGTGGGCGACTTCGATGCCTGGATCGATGGCGCCCTGGCCGGTGGTCAGGGTGGCCAAGACCTGGTGCTCACCAGCGTCATGGTCTGGCACCTCGACATCGGGAATTGGGAGCGAGGCCTGCAGATCGCTGAATATGTGCTGCAGCATGGCCTCGCCCTGCCGGATCAATACAACCGCGATATCGCCACGCTGTTGATCGACGAATCCAGCACCGCAGCTCTGGCCGGCCAACTGGTGGGACCTGATGCCCTGGTGGTTCTGGCCCGGGTCGACCAGATGACGGCCGAACGCGACGCCCCCGACCAGGCGCGCGCCAAGTTGCACAAGGCCATTGGCTACGCCCTGATGGGCAAGACACCCACTACCGAGCCAGACATCACCACGCTGGACCTGGCCATGGCCCGCCGCGCTATGGACCAACTGCAACGCGCCCACCAGCTCTTCGGCCAGGTGGGCGTCAAAAAAGACATGGAGCGCCTGGAGCGTCGGCTCAAAGCCGGCACAGGCCCCGACTGAGCGTACCCCGCACCCTGGCGGCTCGGGGTGCCGATGGAGTGAGCCCAGGCCCACCCCTGACGCACCCCGACCACCGCCACCAAATTTTTGATTGACCACCATGAGCTTCCTGGCCACCACATCCCCACCCACGTCGACCAGTGAACCCGTGATCGAGAACGACCCGTGGTTCCCAGAGATCGACCTGGGCGCGCTGCGCGCCGCTTGCCGGCTCGATGGCACGGTCACTGTTGCCCGGCTGCGCGAGGCCGCCACAGCGGCCATACTGAGTGTCAACCGAGAGCTGGCCACCTTCAAGGCCCGCCAGCTCGCTGCGGGCTTTGAGGCCCTGGCTGACATCCCCGCTGACCAGGTCGGCCGCTCCAGCGTGCTGGTGCTGCACTACCGCCGCGCGGTGTACAGCGGGGTTCAGGCCGAGTTGGTGGAGGAATACCGCGACATGGACACCACGGGCAAGGGCGACAAGAACGCCGACGCCATGGAGCCCCGCGCCGATACGCACCGCCGAAACATGCGCTGGGCACTGAGCGACCTGCTGGGCCAGCCGCGCACCACGGTGGAACTCATCTGATGGTCACCACGCTGCAGGTCATGGCCAGCGATGGCGACACCGTCGACCTGTTGTGCTGGAGACACCTGGGCCGCACCGCGGGCGTTACAGAGGCCACGCTGGTGGCAAACCCTGGTCTGGCTGCACTGGGCCCTCAATTACCTGCTGGGGCTGTCGTCGAGCTGGTGATCGTGGACGCCACGAGCCAGGAAACAGTGTCGCTATGGGATTGATTTTTTAACAGTTAGGAACCGAAATGGCGAACAAGCAAATCCCGGCCATTGGCCGGAGCGTTTACAAGCTGCTCGTTGACCTATTCAACGGCAGCCATGCCGAGGTGGTGTCCTCGTTGGAGGGCGCGGTGGTCGCAAGCGATGGGAATGTTATTCATCCGCCGAGCCTCGATCAGGCGTTGGCCTATGACCAGGCCACAGGGAATCTCATCAAGACCACGGTCACCAGCCCGGCCGGTGTGAACTACAGCCAGACACTCACGTGGACTGGTGGAAAGTTGACGGCAATTTCCAAGTGGGTGAAGCAGCCATGATCAGCTTCAAAGACCTGATCGCTTTTCTGAACCCCGCTTGGCACGCTGCTCAGCATGCGGGGATGGGGGTTGTTGGAGATCTGGCTCCGACCAAACTAGCAATTGCAATTGCAAAAACGCTGGCAGGCGTTTCTGACACCAGGATTTTGATGGGAGGGGATTCCACGACTTATGGCGTTGGCGCTGTCATCGGAAGTACGTCGTTGCCGGCGCTCTTGGCCAATCGTCTCGCGGTGCGCCTACCGGTTCCTGTAATCAACAACTTAATAATCCCGCAAGCGCCTACTTCACCAACATCGGACAGCCGCATAACGATAGGGTCCGGGTGGTCATATGGTGGTAACTATGGATTTGGCTCAAACGCATCTTGGCAGGCCACGTCTGGCGCATCAGGTAATCTGGGATTCACATACTCTGCTTGGGCTAACAAAATCCGCATTTACTATTTGCGCAACAGCGGCCTAGGCGGGTTCACTCCAACGATCAATAGCGTAGCTCTGACGGCTCAATCTGCTGCGGGAGCTGGAGGGGTTGGTGTATATGAGGCGACGTTTACGCGCAGCAACTCCATCACCGGGTCAATTGCCCAGACCACAGTTGGGACGTTATTTATTCTGGGTATCGAGTTCTTTGATACCACTCAAAAATGCATCTACATCGGCAATGCTGGTGTGGCCGGGGCTACGGCCGCAGACTGGAATGCTGGTGGACTGTGGGCCTCAAACCCAATGATTGCTGCATACGCGCCAAATCACTCAATAGCGATGTTCGGCATCAATGAGTCAGCTCAGGGTGTGACGGCTGCTGCGTACAACGCTGCCATGACCACTCTCGCAGCAACTCTTGCAGGGTATGGAGACGTTGATTTGATGACTCCATTTCAGAGCGATCCGACCATCGGACGGGACACGCTGCAGACCCAATATCTTTCACAACTGCAGCAAATCAGCGCAGCAAACGGATATCGGCTGATTGATGTCAGGGCCACATTGGGGAGCTATGCAGCTGCAAATGCAGCGTCACTGATGTGGGATCAAAGCCACCCAAATGCGGCCGGATACGCACTATCTGCGAAGGGGCCTGCCAAGTACATCCTGGCTGTTGCTGGATGACCACCGGCCAATCCATCTGCACCCACCCCGCAATCCCCTGGAGCTGGGTGCATTGCGGGGCGCATCAGGAAACCGGGCGCAGGTCGGACTTGAGCCAAGGATGAAACCGAATGAATGAACAAAAGAGCCACCGGCTCATCTTCGATCCCACCATCAACCTCGGCCACGTACTCACGTTCGCCGGGTTCATCGCCACCGGCTTCGGCGCCTACAGCACGCTGGACAAGCGGGTGGCCATGCAAGAGCAGAAGGCCCTGATCGCCGAACAAAAGGCCTCGGAGCAAGACCAGCGCAATTCCGAGGTGCTGCGCGAAATCAAGGCCGATCTGAAGGATGTCCGCCGCTCGGTGGACGACGTCAACCGAAACCTGTCCCGGAGTCGCCCATGAACCTCACCAGCCACCTTCAACACCACCCGCGCCTGCGCGCCATCTTCAACTTCGACGCCTGGGTGCTGATCCTCATCGGCCTGGTGCTGTTCGGCGCCCGCACCCCGCTGCAGGGCTCGGCCGCGGGCATCAACCTGCCGCTGCTGGCCACCGTGCTGCAGCTCTCGGGCTTCATGTTCTGCATGGCGGGCCTGCAAGTGCTGTTGAGCCTGCTGGTCTGGCCCCAGATCAGCGTGGGCGAGCTGCTCCAGCACGCGGTGCAGCAAGGCGACTTTGCGGCCGGCGTGATCCTGTTGGGCCTGTTCATCTACAACGGTCTGTGCATGCTGGCCTTTGTGCTGTGGGTGGGGTCCAGCATGGGCGGCGCCGTGGGTCTGGGGGTCGCTGGATGATCCCGGTCCAGGCCCCGGCCATCCTGGCGCTGCTGCAGGCCCTGCTGCCGGCCTACTGGCCCGCCATGCCTGTGCCCAGTTTCCTTGCCGCCCAGATCGAGCAGGAGACCTGCCCCAGCCTCCAGCACCGAATGTGCTTCAGCGAGCGGGCCGAGCTGCGCACTGCACGCGAATACGGCTTCGGTCTGGGCCAGCTCACGATCACGCCCCGCTTCAATGTGTTCGAAGAAGTCAAGCGCATGCACCACGACCTGGCCGACTGGCGCTTTGAGGATCGATTCGACCGCCGCCGGCAGTTGATCGCCCTGGTGGTCAAGGACCGGGCGCATTTCCGGAGCTGCAGCGCCTTGATGGCCGACGCGCCGGCGGCGCTGGCCTGTACCGCGGCCCAGTACAACGGCGGCGCCGGGGGCTTTCTTGCCGACCGCCGCCTGTGCAGCAACACCTCGGGCTGCGACCCGCGCCAATGGTTCGGCCACATCGAGCACACCAGCACCAAAGCCAAGACGGCGGTGGCCGGCTACGGCAAGAGCTTTTTTGAGATCAACCGCGAGTACGTGCGCAACGTGATGCAAGTGCGCCGGGCCAAGTACTCCCCCTTGATGGACGCCACATGAACGACTTCAAACAAAACGCCCTGGCCTTGGCCCTGTCCACCCTGCTGGTGGTGGGCCTGAGCATGCTGACCTACCAACTCGGCTACCAACGCGGCGAGGTCCGGGCCAAGGGCGAGGCGCAGGCCCGTGAGGCCCAGATCAACGCTGACCACGCCGAAGCCCTACTGCGCGCCACCGCCCGTGAGCAGGCCACGGAACGAACCCTTCGGACTGAACTGACCGATCTGCAAACCCGCCTCAACCTGGATGCCCAAAATGCGAAACAAATCAGTGATCGCTCTGCTGCTGCCGTGCGCTCTGGCGCTGTGCGCCTGTCAATCCCCGTCGCAAGTTGCCCTTCGGACGGTGGAAGCAACCCGGGCCAAGGTGCCGGATCTGCCGGTGGAGATCGGCACCAAGCGCGTGCCCAACTTGCGCCTGAAGATGGACTTGCTCTTACTGCCATCGCCGACGCCGGAGACGACAGCATCCGGCAGCTCAACGCCTGCATCGACGCCTACAACGCCGTGAAGGTGGGCCTGAACGCAAAACCAGAAGGCTTAGCCCATGCTCAAGCCCGGTAGCCTGCGCGCCCACATCGAGGCGGCCGTGCCCGATCTGCGCACCAATCCCGACAAACTGTCGGTGATGGTGCGCTCGGGCCACTTGATCACCACAGGCACCGGCTCGCTGTCGTTTGAGTACGCCTACACCCTGCAACTGGTAGTGCTGGACTACGCCGGCCATGCCGACGCCGTCATGGTCCCCCTCCTGGCCTGGCTGGCCGTGAACCAGCCCGAGGTGCTGGACAACCCGGATCTGCGCGAGAAGGCGGTACGGTTCGAGGTCGAATTCCTGAACGCGAGCACCGTGGATCTGTCGATCGAGCTGGACCTGACCGAGCGCGTGCTGGTCAAGCCCAGGGCCAACCAGCCAGGCGCCTACGACATCCGCCACGTGGGCGAGCCCGCCCACCCAGCCTGGCCGCAGCAGCGCGAGGAATGGAGCCTGTACGTGCGCGACGAGCTGGTGGCGCAGTGGGAGCATGATCCCCGGCCGGTGATCTGACCATGAGCGAACTGACGGCTCTGGAAGACTGGGTAGCGCCGCTGCTCGCCCGGCTATCCGATGGCGAGCGACGAAAGCTGGCCTTGGCCGTGGCGCGAGATCTGCGCGCAGCCAACGCAGCCAGCATCCTGGCCCAACAAACCCCGGATGGAGGGGCCTGGGAAGCCCGCAAACAGCCCGCCAGGAACAAGCGGGGGGAAATCCGACGCAAGGCCCAGGCAGGCAAGGCGGGCATGCGGATGTTTCTGAAGATGGGGACGCCCAAGAACCTCAAGGCCATGGCCACTCCCTCTGAGGCGGTGGTGGGCTTTGTGGGCCGGGCGGAGCGGATCGCCCGCGTGCATCAGTTCGGGCTAAGTGATAGGGTGACACCCGGTGGGCCGACGTATCGATACCCCGCTCGCGAACTGATCGGCATGACTGACGCCCAGATCGAGCGCGTGCGAGACCTGATCGCAACGCACCTCGGACGCTGAGCAACTCTTGGTTGTGTACGCCCCGTACACAACCAGAATCAGGTGCATTTCGCACCCCGCCCCGGCACCATCAACCGGGTGCAAAATCCAACCGCTCAACCCGAATCCCCCTACGAACTCAATCGCAAGATTGAGAACATCGTGCGCCTGGGCTCCATCGAGATGGTGCGCCTGGGCAAGCCCGCGCGCTGCCGTGTGCGCACCGGCGGGCTGCTGAGCAACTGGGTGCCGTTTTTCTCGCTACGCGCCGGCGGCAGGGCAGGGCGCACCTGGTGGCCGCCCGTGGTGGGCGAGCAGTGCGTGCTGCTGTGCCCCGGTGGCGATCTGCTGCAGGGAGTGGCCCTGGTCGGGCTTTTCAGCGACGACGCCCCCCAGGGCAGCGAAGACCCCAACCAGTTTCTGCAGGAATGGTCGGGTGATGACTCCATGAGCTGGCTCGATGGCGAGCTGCTCATCCAATGCCGCACCGCCATCACTCTGCAGGTAGGCGACCAGCGCCTGCGCATCACTCCCGAATCCATCCGGGCCACGCCCGACCTCCTGGCCGACACCATCAGCGTGCGGCACCACCACCACGGTGGGGTTCAGTCTGGCTTCGATATCACAGGGGAGCCGCAATGAACCGCACCACCGGAGCCGCGATCACCGGCATCGAGCACCTGCGCCAGTCCGTGGCCGACATCCTGACCACAGCCATCGGCACCCGCGTCATGCGCCGCGAATACGGCTCGCTTGTGCCCGAGCTGGTGGACCACCCCGACAACCCAGCCACCCAGGTGCGCCTGTTCGCTGCCATCGCCAGCGCCCTGATGCGCTGGGAGCCCCGCCTGCGCCTGACCCAGTTGCACTTCACGCGCACCGAGCCCGGCAAGGCCGTGATCACGCTGGACGGCCTGTACCTGGTGCCCAGCACCAAGCAGCCCCAAGTGCTGAGCCTGAGCGTGCCGCTCACCCTTGTATCGACCCTCGTTTCCGGAGCATCGGCATGAACGCCCAGGACCTCACCACCCTGCCGGCCCCCAACGTGGTCGAGGCGCTGTCCTTCGAGGCAATCCTGGCGGCCGAGCGAGCCGACCTGCTGCAGCGCTACCCGGGCGTGGCCGATGTGATCGACCTGGAGAGCGAGCCCTTGCAGAAGTTGCTGCAGGCCCACGCTTACCGCGAGCTGCTGTACCGCCAGCGCGTCAACGAAGCGGCCCGCGCCGCGCTGCTGGCCTTCGCCACCGGCGCCGACCTCGACCACAAGGCCGCTTTCTATGGCCTGGAGCGCCTGACAGGCGAGACCGACGAACGCCTGCGCCTGCGCATTGGTCTGCGCATCCGCGCCCTGGCAGGGAACGGCACCCGCGAGCATTACGAGCTGATCGCCCTTGGCACCTCGCTCAACGTGCGTGACGCCCTGGCCACCCAGCCCCAGCCGGGTCGGGTGCAGGTGCTGTTGTGGATCGACGATGCCAGCCTGGCCGACGTCACTGCCCTGGCCGTGCTCAACGCCGAGAACGCCGAAGCCGCCCGGCCGCTGGGCGTGCCGGTCTCCGTCGCAGTGGCCCGGCCGCGCCCGGTCAACATCAGCGCCAGGATCTGGCGCGAGGCCTCGGCCCCTTCCGACCTGGTGGCGCAGCTGCGCACCAGCCTGCCCCTGGCCATGGCCGCATATGCGCGCCTGGGCCGCTCCGTGCCCCGGTCCTGGATCACCACCCAGTTGCACGTCGCAGGCGTGGCCGCGGTGCGCTACGTGGACAACCTGCGGCCCGCCGAGACCACCACACTGGCCGCTGATGAATACCCGGTGGTGGGCGTGCTCGATCTGACCGATGAGGGGGTGTCCTGATGGCCACCACCGTCCTTCCACCGGCCTCTACGGCTTTGGAGCGCGCCATCGACCAGGGCATGCCCGCCTGGGATGGATTGGCCGAGGCCATGGCGCCCACCGGCCCCCGCGTGATCGACGCCTACCCGGTGGCCTTCTTTCCCTGGCTGGCCGCTGAATGGGGCCTGGCCGACTTCGCCCGCTATTTCGACAGCCTGGCCGCCCTGCTGGAGGCAGGCCGGCCCTGGCTGCTGGAGCGCGGCACCGCCGCGGCTGTGCGCCGCGTGCTGGGCTGGCTGGGCTTCGACCAGGTGCTGATCGAAGAGGACGGCGCTTACCTGCACATCGACCTGGGCCGGGCCGCCAGCCCTGCCGAACTGAGCGAGATCGCCCGCGTGGTGCGCTCCAGCATCCCGGCCCACATCCGCTTCTATCGGGTGTTCCACAGCTACGACCTGCGGCCCATCACCTTTGACGGTGGCCAGGCCATGGACGTGGGCCTGCTGGACAACGATTCGGGTGTCTGGGTCAGCACCGACACCGGTGGCGACCTCAAGGCCAGCTTTGCGACCCTGCAGGCCCGGGGGGTGACCCCTTGGCCCCATGGGCAGATCGAGGCCACGGCCACGCCCGTGCACGCCCTGACCATGCCCCGAGGCGATCGGGTGGAGCTGGACTCCTGGCGCCTTGACAGCTATGTAGTGGTCGACACCTACAGCGGGGTCGGCGCCATGTTCACCGGCACCTGCGCAGCTCCAGTGCCAGGCGTCCCGCAAGGGGTCACCGGTACCGTGTACCTCGAATCTGTGGCTTGGCCTGCCCTTGACCCACTCGACAACCGCACCGACGTCCACGCCATCGAGATCTCGAGCCCCATGCCGGCCCCGCGCCGCTGGGTGGGCCCTTGGGACTCCCGGCCCTGGCGCACCTCCATTGATTCCAAGCACACACAGGACTGACCACCATCATGGCAACCCTTCAAGAATCCGGCCGCATTGCCCTGGCTATCGCCGTCGCCAGCCAGCCCATCCACCTTGCCTGGGGCCACGGTTCGCCCGCCTGGGATGCGGCCCCCCAGCCCGAGGGCAACACCAACACGGGACTGGTCGACGAGATCGGCCGGCGCGCCTCCACCCAGGTGGGCTACTGCCGGCCCGATGCCAATGGGGAGATCGAGCTGGCCTCGGGCCGCTACACCCTGTCGGCCGAACCCACCACCTTCGTCTACGTGAAGTTCGTCTTCGCCTTTGCCGAGGCCGCCGGCGAGACCATCCGCGAGCAAGGCATCTTCCTGGGTACCCAGGTCAAGGCCGGCCTGCCCGCCGGGCAGCGCTACTTCCTGCCCGCAGATCTCGCCAGCCCCGGCCGCCTGTACGCGCTGGAGCGCGTGCCCGCCTTCCCCCGCAATGGCGCCACCCGCCAGATGTTCGAGTACGTGCTGCCGTTCTGAGCAGGAATCCACCCATGACCATTTACAACCGATTCGACCCGGCCAAGCGCTACAACCGCGTGCTGTTCAATGCCGAGCGCGTGCTGCAGTCGGCCGAGCTCAACGACATGCAGGACGCCCTGATTTACCAGGCGAAGTCCGTTGCCGATGTTCTTTTCAAGGATGGCGGCATCGTGGATGGTGCTGGCATCGTCGTGAACTCGGCCACCGGCGCCACGCTGTGCGAGGCTGGCCGCGTCTACGTTGACGGCACGGTGCGCCCAGTTACCGCCGGTCAACTGCAGATCGCCACCGTGGGCATCGTCAACGTGGGCGTGTACCTGCAGGTGGCCGTGGTGACCGAAGAGCAGGACCCCACCTTACTGAACCCTGCCGTGGGCACGCGTGGCTATCAGGAGCCCGGCGCCTGGCGCGAGCAGGTGACCCTTGTGTGGGGCTTCAAGGGCGACGGCCAGGCTGGCACTTTCTACCCGATCTGGGCGGTGGAGGATGGCTCGGTGCGCGCCCGGGAGGCGCCCCCCAACCTCGACGCCATCACTCAGGCCCTGTCGCGCTACGACCGCGACAGCACCGGCGGCACCTACGTGGTGCGGGGACTGGAGGTGGTGGCAGGCCCGGATCTGCCCACCGGCCAGCAGGTCTACACCCTGGCCGAGGGCGCGGCCCGCATCAGCGGCCGGGGCCTGGAGCTGCCCGCCTCGCGCCGCGTGGTGTACGCCGCCACGCCCGAGCTGCTGGCGATCGAGGACGAACCCCATGCCTCCACCACCGAGGGGCTGCAGCACATCGCGTTTGACCGTACCCCGGCCGTGGGACCGCTGACGGTAAAGATCACCGTGCGCAGCACCCACGATATCGTTCACGGCGGCTTCAACGGAGCGGCCGACCCGCTGCCCGACACCAGCGTGCTGCTGGTCGAATCGGTCAAACAGGGGGCGACGGTGTTCGCCAAGGACGTGAGCTGGAAGCTGACCGCAGGCCAGATCGACTGGAGCCCGGCCGGTGCCGAGCCAAACCCGGGCAGCACCTACCAAGTCACCTACCAGCACATCATCACCGCCGAGGTCCAGAACCTGAGCAGCACTGGCTTTGATGTGGTCGGGGCTCTGCAGGGCTCCCTGATCCTGGTGAGCTACCAGCAGGCCCTGCGCCGCTACGACCGACTGTGCATGGACAGCGACGGCAACATCACCTGGATTCGGGGCGTGCCGGCTGAATGGAGCCCGGTGGCCCCTACCGTGCCGCAGAACTGCCTGAGCCTGGCCACCGTCTACCAGAGCTGGGACAGCAACCGCCGCATCGACCAGGACGCCGTGCACATGGTGCCCATGCAAGAGCAGGCCGCCCTGAAGGCGATGCTGCGCCGCGTGTACGAAGACCAGGCCGAGCTGCGCCTGTCCTTGGACATCGCGGGCCGAAACACCGGCATCAAGAAGGGCTTGTTCGCAGACCCATTCCTGAACGATTCGATGCGCGACGCCGGCGTGGCCCAGACAGCCGCCATCTCGGGCGGGGCGCTGCGCCTGCCGATCGCCATCACCGTGCACCAGCTCGGCCTGGGCATCACCGAGCGCCAGGCCCTTGCCCACGGGCACAAGGCTGTGATCTCGCAGACCATGCGAACCGGTCAGATGCTGGTCAACCCCTACGCCGCCTTCGACCCGCTGCCCACCGACCTGGTGCTGCAGCCTGCCGTGGACCGATGGATCGAGGTGCAGACCCAGTGGGCAAAGCCGATCGAGCAGGTGTTCTACGTGGGCGGTGGCAGCAACAGCGTCACCACTGAGACCAACATCCTGGCCGAATCGTCGACGGCTCTGGAAACCCTGCGCCAGATTGAGGTGCAGTTTGAGAGCCATTTCGGGCCGGGCGAGACCGTGACCGCCATGAGCTTTGATGGCATCACCGTGCATCCCACCGCCCTGAATGGTGGCGCCCTGGTGGCCAACGCCCAAGGCCTGCTGCAAGGCAAGTTCACCGTGCCAGCCAATGTGCCAGCCGGAACCAAGAGCGTGGAGATCACCGGCTCGGGCGGCAACCATGCCAGCGCCCTGTTCACTGGCCAGGGTACCCTGGTGCAGCGCGAACAGCAGCAGATCGTGAAGTACTGGTATGTGCGCACCGACCCTCTGGCCCAAACCCTGACCACCTCGGCCACTGTGCACCTCACCGGTGTCAACCTGTGGTTCACGGCCAAGGGCACCAGCGATGTGCTGGTGCAGTTGCGCGAAGCCGAGAACGGCTACCCCACGGCCCGAGTGCTGATCGAGGCCCGCCTGCAGCCTGCGGCCATCGTGCTGAACGGCAAGACGCAGGTCACCTGGTCGCCCGTGCTGGCTGATGCTGGCCGGGAGTACTGCCTGGTGCTGCTGTGCGACGACGCCACCACCGCCGTGGCCGTGGCCGACCTGGGCAAGTGGGATGCCACCAATGGCCGCATCGTCACGGCCCAGCCCTACCAGGTGGGCGTGCTGCTCTCCAGCAGCAATGCCAGCACCTGGACGGCCCACCAGGACCGTGACATGGCCTTCGAGCTGCTGGCGGCCGATTACACCCAGACCGAGCGCTTGATCGACCTGGGTACCGTGGATGTGGTCGACGCCACCGACCTGCTGGTGCAGGCCTATGCGCACCAGCCTTCGGCCGCCTCGAGCTGCGTGTTCCGCCTCACACTGGACAACGGCAGCGTGATCGAGGCCGCCCCCGGCCAGGTGGTGACGCTGGCCGCCCGGTACACCGGCCGCGTCCAGGCATCCGCCCGCCTGCGTGGTGCTGGCTCGCTCGGCGCCATCCTAGAGCCCGGTATCCAGCTGGTGGTGGGATCGCTGCAGACCGCCGGCAGCTACATCAGCCCGCTGGTCAACGCCGGCGGCCAGGTGAGCGTGCGCGTGGTGCTGGAGGCTGATCTGCCCGCCGGCAGCTCGCTCACCCTGCACGCCCAGAACCAGACGGCCGGCGCCTGGACGCCCGTGCCCTTTGTGAGCAGCAGCCCCCAGACCGCCGGCGTGATGGAGCTGGTCTACCAGCTCGACAACTACGCCGCCGACAAGGCCCGTCTACGCCTGAGCCTGACGGGCACCCACGTGGCCCGCCCGGCCATCACCAACCTGCGCGCCGTGGTGCTGTGAGAAAGGCCCTGACATGAGCACTATCAACGACATCACGCCCAACCTGGGCCTGGCGCTGCCTCACCCAGCCAACGACGCCGATGTGGACATCCTGCGCCTGCGCAACATGATCCAGACGCTGGACGCCGCCATTCCGGCCCTGCTTACCAATGCCATGGGCAACGTGCTGACCAGCCTGCATGCCGATCTGCAGAGCCTGCTCAACACCGTAGCCCCAGCTGGTACTGCGCTCAACACCGCCCAATGGACCAACGCACGGGCGGCTCTGCTCGATCGCCTCGACGCGGCCATCACCAGCCGTGCGCCGGCCACCACAGCCCTGTCCACCGAGGTCTGGACCAATGACCTGGCCCAACGCGTGGCGTCAATTCCGACCCGCAATGGTGGCGCCCTTCGGTACCAGGAATTCACCAGCTCTGCGTTGTTCACGCCCAGCGCGGCGCTGCTGGCCAACGGGGGCCAAGTCTGGATCCGCGCTCTGGTGGGCGGTGGGGCCGGTGGGGCCTCTGGAGTTTCTGGGTACGACCCCGGCGGGAACCCGTATGGGACCGGGGGGCAGAGTGGCGGCGGCGGGGAGGTGCTGCTGGATCGAATGGTCACGGTGACAGCACCGGTCACCGTGACGATTGGTTCGGGCGGCCTCGCAGGTACGGGGGTGAACGGCTACAGCAACGTGCCGGGAACCGATGGCGGATCGACCTCATTTGGATCGCTACTGACCGCAGCGGGAGGAAAAGCAAACGGGACTTCCGGGAACGGAAATGGGCCCTCTGGATACAACGGCTATGGCATCCCGGGGGCGCCATTGATGGGCTTCGGCGGAAGCATGAAGGGGCCAGGGGCCCAGGGCGGTGGCGCGGGTGCGCCGGCCCACTTCATCAGCGGAGCCAACCTCTTCTCGGGCGAGAGCAACCCCACCAAAGCCAATCAGGGCTGGGGCGGTAAGGGTGGAGCCTCCGTCAGCCCGTGGGCGGCGGGCCTTCCTGGCCAGGCCGGCTACTGCCTGATCTGGTGGCTGGAGTAACAAGACCATGCAATACGCACTCATCAAATCTGACAGCACCGGCCTGGGCCGCGTGCACAACGTCATCGTGGCCGACGCCGAGTTCATCGCGCACATCGCCCCCGAATGGGACCACATCGAAGCCCTGGACACCCTGCACGAGCTGGGCCTGGGGGTCGGCATCGGCTGGGGCTTCGACCTGGCTGCAGGCGAGTTCATCGCCCCGCCGCCGGCTGCTGTGCCCGAGGACCAGCGCCCCACCATCGTGGTGACCAGCCTCACGGCCGACGCCGCCCATGCTGCGCACCTGGTGCTCAAGGGCCTGCGCGAGGTCACCTGCCCAGTGGGCACCGAGCTGCAGGCCGAGGCCGAGCTGAGGCTGGCGGGTGCCTTGGTTCCGATGGATGACGCCTTCCGCATGCCCCTGCGCTCACGCGATGGCCGCGAGCGGGTGCTGCTGGGAACCATGACCCAGGGGAAGATCCGGTTTCGGGTGACGCTGCCCGAGTCGGGTGTCTGGTCGGTGACCGAAGAGGCCATCAATGAGGCCATCCCGCCTGAGCAGCGCATGGCGTTTGCCGGTCTGACCATCTACGTGGTGGAGGCCTAATGCGCGCGCTGGTGCTTCGCCTGCTCGGCGCCCTGGCTCTGTCCGCTTTGTGCCTTCTGGTCGGCCTAGTCGCGCTTGCCTGGCTGGCCGTGGCCTTTGCGGCCGGCTCGCCGCGGGGCTGGGCCCTGGCCCTGGCCTTTGACTGCCTGGGCAACACCATGGCCGGCGGTGGCCACCCCGACGCCTACTTTTCTTCGCGCTGCTGGCGTTACCGGTCCGAGCGCCCCTACTGCTGGCTGCAGCCCGCCATCGACCGTGTGGCGGCCTGGCTGGGCGACCCCAACCACTGCGAGAGCAGCTACCTCAACGAACAACAGCAGCGCCGCGCCGGCGCGGCTGACCTCTGATTTCAACCCTGGAGCAACCACCCATGTCTTCTGCCAACTACCACCACGGCGTTCGCGTCACGGAAATCTCTGCCGGCCTGCAGGCCATCACCATGATTTCGACGGCCATCATTGGTCTGGTGGCCACCGCGCCCGATGCCGACGCCACCGTGTTCCCCCTGAACACTCCGGTGCTGGTCACCAAGATCAACACCGCCATCGACAAGGCCGGCGTGCACGGCACCCTGGCCCCGGCCCTCACCGCCATCAGCGAGCAGACCCGCCCCATCCTGGTGGTGGTGCGCGTGGCCGAGGGCCAGGGCGCCGACCCCCAGGCCAAGCAGGCCGACCAAGACGCCAAGGTGATCGGCACCAGCGTGGGCGGCCGCTACACCGGCCTGCAGGCGCTGCTGGCCGCCCAAGCCCAGCTCGGCGTCAAGCCCCGCATCCTGGGCGCGCCTGGCCTGGACAGCGAGCCCGTGGCCGACGCCCTGGTGTCGGTGGCTCAGAAGCTGCGCGGCTTTGGCTATGCAGCGGCCCATGGCGATGACGTGAGCAGTGCCACCGCCTACCGTGATCTGTTCGGTGCCCGTGAGCTGATGCTGCTGTGGCCCAACTGGAAGAAGTTCGACGTGAACGCCGCCGGCATCGTCGAAGCCCCGGCCGTGGCCTACGCCATGGGCCTGCGCGCCCGCATCGACCAGGAATACGGCTGGCACAAGACCTTGTCCAACGTGCCGATCAACGGGGTGCAGGGCATCAGCCGCGACGTGCATTGGGATCTGCAGAGCCCCGACACCGACGCAGGCCTGCTCAATGCCGCCGGCGTCACCACGCTGATCCAGTCCAACGGCTACCGCTTCTGGGGCAGCCGCACCACCAGCAGCGAGGAGCTGTTCGCCTTCGAGAGCGCCACCCGCACCGCCCAGGTGCTGGCCGACACCATGGCCGAGGGCCATATGTGGGCAGTGGACAAGCCGCTGCACCCCAGCCTGGTGAAGGACATTTTGGAAGGCATCAACGCCAAGTTCCGCGAGCTCAAGAGCGGTGGCTACATCCTCGACGGCAAGGCCTGGTACGACGAAGAGATCAACACCACCGCCACCCTGAAGGTCGGCAAGCTGCGCATCGACTACGACTACACCCCGGTGCCGCCCCTCGAAGACCTGGGCTTCCAGCAACGCATCACCGACGCGTATTTCAGCGACTTCGCCGTGCGCGTCGGCACCGGCTTGTAAAAGCCGCCACTCTTCAACCCCTGATCACTGGAGAACCTCATGGGACTGCCCAAGAAACTCAAGAACTTTGCCCTGTTCGTCGATGGCGTGAGCTACGTCGGCGAGACCGAAGAAATCACGCTGCCCAAGCTCACCCGCAAGATGGAGAAATACCGCTCGGGCGGCATGGCCGGCGAGATCGAGCTGGATCTCGGCTCCGAAGCCATGGAGATGGACTGGAAGGCCGCCGGCTGGATCACCGACATCCTCAAGCAGTGGGGCACCACCACCCACAACGGCGTGCTGCTGCGCTTTGCCGGGGCCCTGCAGTCGGATGACGCTGAGACCGTTGACTCGCTGGAGATTGTGGTGCGCGGCCGTCACAAAGAATTCGACCCCGGCAAGGCCAAGGGCGGCGACAAGACCGAGCTGACCATCAAGTCGGCGATCAGCTACTACAAGCTCACCGTCAACGGCACGGCCCTGATCGAGATCGACGTGGTGAACATGATCGAGCTGGTCAACGGCGTGGACCGCATGCAGCAGGTGCGCGCCGCACTGGGCATCTGATGCCCACCCCGGGCGGCCCCAGCCGGGCCGCCCAGTCCCCCTTCACCTAATCCCCTGAAATCCCATGACCACCCCTGAATCCATCACCGCCAGCCCTGCAGCCCAGACCGACACCGCCGTGGTGCCCCTGGACACGCCGATCCAGCGCGGCGAGCAGACCATCAGCTCCGTCACCCTGCGCAAGCCCAAGGCCGGCGAGCTGCGAGGCCTGTCGCTGTCGGCCCTGATGCGGGTCGACGTCGACTCGCTGCAGGTGCTGCTGCCGCGCATCAGCACGCCCACCCTTACCAAGTTCGACGTGGCCAACCTCGACCCGGTCGACCTGGTGGCCCTGGGCGGGGAGGTGCTCGCTTTTTTGCTGCCGAAGGGTCAGGTGCAGGACTTCCTGAACGCGTAGAGAGCGCCATGGCCGACCTGGCCGTGGCCTTCCATTGGCCGCTGTCGGAGATGACCCCGATGACGGTGGCCGAGCTGATGGCCTGGCGCGAGCTGGCCGTCGAACGCTTGAACCCAGACGACTGACCCCAAGGAAAACTGAACATGGCTGCAGACATGCTGCGCCTGCGCGTGGTGCTTGACCTGGCAGACCGCGCCCTGGCCCCCCTCAAACGCATCACCCAGGGCAGCAAGGCCACGGCCCAGGCCCTGAGCGCCACCCGCAAGGAACTGCGCGACCTGAACGCCCAGCAAGGCGCCATCGACCGCATGCGCGGCCTGCAGCAGCAGCTCGCGGCCACCGGCCAGCAAACCAAGGTGGCCACCGTGATGCTGGCCCAGTTGCGCCAGGAAACCCCGGCCACGGCCGCCGAGCAGCGCAAGCTGGCCCAGCAGATCGCCACGGCCGAGAAAGAGCTGCAGCGCCTGAACGCCACCAGCGACACCCAACGCCAGCGCCTGATCGCCGTGCGCCGGGCCATGAAAGAGATGGGCATCGGCAACGTCACCGAAGCCGAGGCCCGGCTGCGCAGCCAGATCGACGCCACCACGCGCTCGGTGGAACGCCAGCAAGCCCAGCTCTCGCGCCTGGCCAAGATCCGCGAGACCGCCGCCAGCCAGGGCATGAAGGCTGGCATGGTGGTGGGCGCCGGCGTGGCCATGAACGCCGCCGGCCGCAAGGGGATCGACATCGGCATGGCGCCAGTCAAGGACTTTGCAGCCCATGAAGACGCCATGCTGGGAATTGCCCGGCAGGTGCCAGGCGCCCGCGACGAGATGGGAAAATTGACTGAGGTGTACCGCCAGGCCGAGCAGCAGGTGCGCGAGCTGTCGGGCCAGGTGCCCCTGGCCACCACCCAGATCGCGGCCATGATGACCGCTGCAGCCAGGATGGAGGTGCCTACCGACCAGCTCAAGGAATTTACGCTGATGGCCAGCGAGATGGCCACCGCCTTCGACGCCGTGCCCGACCAGGTGACCGAGTCCATGGGCAAGGTGGCGAAGAACTTCAAGATCCCGCTGACCGAGATCCGAGGCCTGGCCGATTCGATCAACTACTTGGATGACAATGCCATCAGCAAGGGGGCCGACATCATCGGCTTCCTGAACCGCACCTCGGGTGTGGTGTCCACCGTGGCCATGTCGGCCAAGGATGCGGCCGCCCTGGGCTCCACGCTGCTGACCCTGGGCGAGCGTGAAGAGACCGCCAGCACGGCCACCAATGCCATTGTGCAGAAGCTGGCCGCTGCCACCAAGGGCACCAAGAAGTTCCACGCGGCCCTGGCCGAGATCGGCCTGAAGGACACCGCCATCCAAAAGGGCATGGCCACCGACGCCATGGGCACGCTGACCCAGGTGCTGGAATCGATCCGAGCCTTGCCCCAGGACAAGCGCATCGGCGTGATGGTCGAGCTGGTGGGCCTGGAGCACAGCGACACCCTGGCCAAGCTGGTGGACAAGCCCGAGGAGCTGACCCGCCAGCGCGAACTGGCCAACGGTGATGCCGGCAAGGGCTCGATGGCGCGCGAGGCCGCAGCCCGCAATGCCACACTGTCGGCCCAGTGGAAGATGTTCCAGAACCGAACTTTCAACCTCAAAGCGGCCATCGGAGAGAACCTCAAACCAGGTCTGATTGAGTTGATGAACGGCATCAACCCTGTGCTCGAAAAGACGGCTGCCTGGGTCAAAGAGAACGAAGGGCTCGTTTCCGGGGTGCTCAAGGTGGTACTGGCCGGGTCCGCTCTGCTGGCCGTGCTCGGCGCGGTGATGATCCCGGTGGGACTGCTGGCCGGCAAGTTCATTCTGATGCGCTACCTGATGACGACGCTGGGTGTGAAGCTATTCGGCCTGGGGCCGGGCATGGGCCTGCTGTACAAGGTCGGCTTCATGGCTGGGCGGGCCTTTGCTGTGCTGAGCCCCATCCTTACCGCTGCCGGCTCGGCCATCGTTCGCCTAGGCGCCTTGATGCTGGCCAACCCCATCGGGCTCGCCCTCACGCTGATCGCGGTGGCCGCCTTCATGGTCTGGCGCAACTGGGACGGCATCAAGGGCGGGCTGATTGCGATCTGGGAAACCCTGTCGGGGGCCGTGAGCGGCTGGTGGAACAGCATCAGCACCGGTGGCCAGGCCGCGTGGCAGTACGTGGTGGACCTGAAGAGCCGCTTCCTGCAGGCCGGGACCGACCTGATGGCGGGCCTGACCGATGGCATCACCAGCCGCCTGGCGGCCGTGCGCGACACTATTGCCGGTGCGGCCGACTCTGTGGCCCAGTGGTTCCGTGATCGCCTGGGCATCAAAAGCCCCAGCCGGGTGTTCATGGAGGTCGGCGGCTTCATCAGCGAGGGCACCGCACTGGGCATCACCGGGCGTCAGGACCTGGTGCGCCGTGCGGTGCTGGCAATGGCGGGCACTGCCGTCGCCGGCGCTTCCATGGCGGCCGATGGCCTTGGCTCCGATGCCCAGCCCCTGGTACTGGCCCAGCGCCCGGTGATGGCGGCCCGCCAGGCCGGTGCTGGCGGATCTGCCGCCGCTGCACCGGCCAGCAGCCACCAGATCACCATCAACGCCACCCCGGGTATGGACCCGCAGGCCATTGCCCGCGCGGTGTCGGCCGAGCTAGACCGCCGCGACAGGGCAGCCCGGTCGCGGGTGCTGTCGAGCATGAGCGATATCGATTGAAAGAGAGCCCACCATGATGATGAGCCTCGGCCAATTCGTGTTCAGTCTGAACACCCTGGCCTTTGAAGAACTGAAGCGCCAGACCACCTGGCGCCACCCCAGCAACTCCCGTGTAGGTCAGCGCCCAGCCCGTCAGTTCGTCGGTCCTGGTGATGACACGATCAACCTGACCGGCGTGCAGGTGCCCGAGTTCATGGGCACCAGGCAGTCGCTGCCCCAGCTGCGCGACATGGCCGACAGCGGCCGGGCCTGGGCCATGGTGGACGGCGCCGGTGGCGTGTACGGGGCCTGGGTGATCGAGGGCATCAGCGAGACTGGATCGGTGTTTGTGGCCCAGGGCGTGCCGCGGCGCGTTTCGTTTGACCTGAGCTTGGCCCGGGTCGACGACAACTTGGCCGACGCCAGCGGTGGCGTGAACCCTGGCGAGCCGTGGCCTGTGGACTGGTGGATCTGATGGCTACCAACCCGTACATGGACCGCGCTCCCTACCGCGCCCCTGACTTCGCCCTGACCATTGATGGCCGGGATATCACGCCCTCGATCGATGCCCGCCTGGAAAGCCTGTCACTCAGTGAGTGCCGAGGCAATGAAAGCGATCAGCTCGACCTGGTGCTCAACGACAGCGACGGCGCCGTGCGCTTGCCCCCTCGCGGAGCTGAGATCGCGCTGCGCCTTGGGTGGGCGGGACAGACCTTGATCGACAAGGGCCTGTTCACCGTCGATGAGGTTGAGCACAGCGGCTCGCCCGACCAGGTGCACATCCGCGCCCGGGCCGCCGACATGCGCAAGAGCCTGCGCATCCGCCGCGATCAGAGCTGGCACGGCACCACCCTGGGCGACATCGTGGGGGCCATTGCCAAGCGGCATGAACTGCAGGGCAGGGTGGATGCCGCGCTGTCGAGCGTGAAAATCGGTCACATCGACCAGACAGGTGAAAGTGACCTGCACTTCTTGACCCGCCTGGCCACCCAGCACGACGCCGTTGCCACCGTCAAAAAGGAGCGCTTGGTGTTCTTGCCCATCAACGGCACGCGCAGCAGCTCAGGGCAGGCCCTGGCCAAGGTCACGATCAGCCGAGACGACGGCGACCAGCACCGTTTCCACATCAGCGACCGCGACAGCTACAGCGGCGTGCGGGCCTACTGGCACGACGCTGGCCGAGCCCGCCGGCGCGGTGTGCTAGTCGGCAAGAAGGGCCACGAGAAGCGGCTGAAGGACACGTACGGCAGTGAGGCCGATGCGTTGGCCGCAGCCCGAGCAGAGATGAACCGAATTGCGCGCGGTGCGGCCACGCTTGAACTCACGCTGGCCCTCGGCCGCCCAGAGCTGATGCCGCAGACGCCGGTCACTGTGAAGGGATTCAAGTCTGATGTCGACGGCACCGCATGGCTGGTGGTGAAGGTGCATCATCACCTCGGGGACGGGGGCTTGACCACCCGCGTCGAACTGGAAACGGGAGCTGTCCCCGACGACACGACTCAGGAGGACGACGCCACAGGCGACAGCTCGAGCATCGGTTCGGATGACTGATCGAATGATGATTAGGCTCGGCCACCGCTGCCAATGACAGGAGTCACCAGCCACACCTGCTCATGCTCCCATACCCGGTCGCCCTCGACGTGCAGTTGAATGCCTCGCAGCACAAAACCATGCTCAACGACATGAGTCATCACTGGGTCGGCAAGAACCACAGCGGGTATGGCCACCATCCCCTGCATCTGGATCAACTGCGCCATGTGTGTAGCCCGCCTAAAAGAGGAGACGCGCGCATCCATCTCGATCATTTGGAGGCGCCCATCTATGGGCGCAGGCCACTCATCCCGGCGCAAGCGCAGGCCTCGATCTCTGAGCTGTATGACAGTGCAAAACACTGGTTAAATATACAGCACAACAAAAATCTCACCTACTTTCGCTGTCCATGGCACTCCAAACGGGGGTGCCGTCGTCTAGCTGGCACACCCTGAACTGACCTTCGAGCATCTCGATCATTGATCCCAGCGAGTACGTGCTCCCCTCGAAATGGCAGAGCACAGCAGGATCCGGACCGATGACGGGGCGGCCACCGTTGTTTACCAGGACCCCGAACAGCACGGCCAGGAAGATCATGACGATGGCGAGTGCGGTAAAAAAAAACCCTGCAGCCCCACGCGGGTATTGAGTGAAACGAACTTGCCGATGTGCGTGACAGAGTCACCAGCCACGAGACTTGCGACGTCACGGCCAATATCCAAATCCTGAGCCAACCTGATCTCCCGGCGGTGTTGTTGGTCCGCCTTATTCGGGTCAGATCATCGGTCTTGTTACAGTTCTTTGCAGGGCTGGAACAAGGATGAAAAGTAGTCAGGTTGAGGTAGCACTAGGTCAGTCCGGTAGTTCCCCGGTGTCGAGCAATAGAGAGAACTGGGATTCGTCCAGCACATAAACGTGTTGGGCGCGAGCCTTCTCTACTTTTGCTGGGCCGGCGTTGGTCCCACAACAAAGAAACACCAGGCCTTGAGTAACGGTGCTCACGACTCTAAGGCCGGCTTCTGAGGCCTTCGCCTCCAGATCAGCCCGGAGTGCCTTTGGAAACCCAGTGAAAAGAACATGGGGCCGATCATCGGATTTCGCCTCGCGATGAATGCGCGGTGGCGGTGGTGAAGTGGGGTTCGTGAGAAGTGCTTCGCATCCGTCGAGGTAGCGATCCACTCGGTCTTTGCGAAAAGTGCGTGGGCCTTGATCAGTTTGAGAAAAGCCCTGGATGTAGTGGCCAACCTCGGACCAGCCGGTAACAACATGCTCGCGGGTCTCGCGCTTGGCGTTCGTGTAGATGAATTTCAGTGCTGTTGTTTCCACAGCTACTCCCTATATAGAAAACTGGTCGAATCAGTGCAGCGGTCACTTCTGTTTCTTTGGCGATCCGACGTGAAAGGTCTGAGGTGCGCTGATCGTTGCGTTGCCGTCAATGTGTTGGCCGACATTTCCGGCGACGGTAATCCGTGGCCCGGGGTATGCGATCGGAAGTTTTGTCTGATGGGGTGGCGACGAATCTGACTGTGCGAACAGGGAAACTAGTTGTCCAACGACCTGGCGAACGCTGGTTGGCGTCTGCGAGTCAACACGCCTGTATGCATCCAGCAATGCGGCCTCCTCGAGTGACAGTGAGCTTTCGGCAGGGGTCATGCGGGTGCCCGTCAAAACATATAGGACATCGATCCCCTTTGACGAGAGCAGGTTCAGTGCGTCAGCTCCTGGGGTTGACTCGCCGGCCTCCCACGAAGCGACCGCCCGCTTGGAAACGTCAGCACATTCAGCCAGCGCAGCTTGAGACCAAGAAAGGGCTTCGCGCTCGGACTTGAGGCGTTCACCAATGAACTTGCGGATTTCTTCACTCATGTTTGTTGCGCAATGCTGTTTTCTGCAATATCATCGCCGTGACAGTGCAATTTTTAGTTCCACAAACAGGATAACGCACCACATGACCTCCCAAGTCCAAGCTGCCCGTCGCTCACCACGCGGCGTCGTCACCGAAAAGCCCATCCCCATTCGCTTGCTGCCTGCAGAGCGTGCTGAAGTTGCGGCCATCGCCCAGAGCGAATCCCGTTCACTGGCATCAATGTCACGCCTGATGCTCCTGCGAGGTCTCGCTGACTTTCGCGCCAAGAACGCCGCAACCGCCAACTGACTGAAGGTACCGCGTGTTCTACGACTGGCTCACCTTTAACTCGGCAGCGGCACTTTCCGTTGACTGGGTTTCACCTCTTGTGGAGATGGCCTCATGAGGATGCGTTGCCCTCACTGCAAAGCCGCAGCACACGTGCGCACCAGCACTCAGGTCACTGACCTCACCCGCAAGGGGATCTTCGTTTGCAGCAACTACGAATGCGGTCACACCTTCAGCGTGATCTCAACGGTTGAACACACGATCAGCCCAAGTGCTACACCAGATTCCTCCATCGCGCTGCCCTTGAGCAGCCATACCCGCCGCGCGCTCCTGCAGCACCAGTTGGAGCACATGCCCAAGGCCGACTACACGCCGACCCGCATGCCTCTGTCACAAACCCTCGACCTTTTCGAGACCGATCCACACCCCGGCTAAGCGCCGACTAACCCCAACCACAAACACCCCTTGCGGAGCCTGTTTTCAGGCTCTGCGGGATTCGCTCACCCTGAAGAAAGGCAATTCGATGTCAAAACTCCATCTGACCCCTGTGATCGATGCAGGCGGCAACCACTGGCAAGAGGAAAAGCCATCCCTGCACCACGGCCGAATGGGCCACCCCGAGGAGAAAGACCTGGGCAGCTTGCTGGGGGTCTATTCGTATCGCAATGGGCGCATCGGGGGCGATGCCTCGGTGTACGTCAATGCTGCCAGCGGTCCCTTTCAGCTCCAGTTCAACCTGACTGCGAATGAGGCCGAAGAGCTGGCTGGCCAGCTCCAGCGAGCTGCAGCCCGTGCCCGCTCGATGAACACCCGTCCTGCTCGGAGGGCGGCATGAATACATCGTCACAAGAACAACTCGCAGCCCTGGTTCGTGTTTGGAAACAGGCTCAGGAATTCCACAGCGGTGCAAAGGTCTGCGCCACCTTGCTGCTCGGCCTGTACAACGGCCGACGCTTCCCTTTCGACCTGACCGAGCTGCGCCGGCTGGACGGAAACAACTTGAACGACTGCCTGGCGGTTCTGCGCTTGGACGCGCGACCAACGGCCGAGGTGCATGAGCTCCTGAACCGCTTGTATGGCGTGAGCGATATGGGCGCCCGATTTGAGCGTCTGGCCTACGACTGGCGCTTGAAGGGGGCCGTGAAGAAGTCGGCACTGCCACCGCAGGAACGGAGGACGTCATGACGTTTCGCGTGACCCACTTCGACATGAACCACCGCCGGCGGCGCCTGGTGGTCCACGGCGCCGGCAACCGCCAGCAGGCCATGGCCTGGATTGAGCAGCTATACGGCGACGCCTGGTACATCAGCGCCATCCGTCTGATCGGAGGCACCCGCTGATGGCTGACCTTCTTGACGACATTGCCGCGCGGTTGAAGGCCGACTACGACTTCAAGCCGCCGAAGGGCAAGCACATGCGCAAGGGAAAGTGCCCCCAGTGCAATGAAAAAAGCCTCTGGACCTTTGCCGACTCCCCCTGGGTAGTCCGGTGCGAGCGCCTGAACAACTGCGGCTGGGAAGCGCACGCCAAAGAGCTCTACCCCGATCTGTTCGAGAGCTGGACTGATCGCTACCAAGTGCCCGAGATGGCCAAGCCGCCTGAGGAGCGGAACCCCAACGCCGCGGCCGAGGCCTACCTCACCCAGGCCCGGGGTTTCGACCTGTCCAAGGTGAAAGGTCTGTTCACGCAGGAGGCCTACTTCGACCAGGAGGCCGACCACGGCCGCGGCGCTGGATCTGCCACGGTGCGCTTCGCCGTCGCGGACACCTGGTGGGAACGCCTCATCGATCGCCCGTGGCGCTTTGGCAAGAAGAAGGCCAACTTCAAGTACGGCGGCACCTTCCAGGGGTACTGGTGGTCGTTGCCCGACCTGTCATTCGTGGACCTCGGGCCCCAGGCCCAGGTTGACGCGCCAAAGCCCCCCACCGAGCTGTGGCTGGTGGAGGGGATCTTCGACGCCATCTCCCTGGCCCACCACGGGGTGGCCGCTGTAGCGCTTCTGAGCTGCAACAACTACCCGGAGCATGCTCTGGCAGAGCTGCAGGCCTTGCTGGCCCGCCAGGGCGGCACCGTGGCCATGCCCACGCTGGTTTGGGCCCTGGACGGGGACAAGGCTGGCCGCGCCTTCACCTTGAAGCACGTGGAGCGCGCTCGCGCTGCCGGCTGGAAGTGCGAAGCGGCCCAGATCCCCCAAAAGGGACGCGCCAAGCTGGACTGGAACGACATGCACCAGCGCGACAAGCTGGAGCGTGAACACCTGGACGAGTACCTCTACCAAGGTGCCCTGCTGATTGCCCGCAGCGCCCTGGACAAGGCTCTGCTGATCTACAACCGCGAGTCGAAGACCGAATTCGACCTGTCGTTCAACAACCGGCTGTATTGGTTCAAGCTGGACTTGGAGCGGTATGCAAAGGCCCGCGACGCTATTGAGGAGGCGATCAGCGACGGCAAGGCCGAGCCACTGAGCGATGAGGAGCTGCGCGAGAAAGCGGTGCGCGAGGCCAACGTGCTGCAGCCGATCGCCAACTGCCTACCCCAGGCCCTGTACTACCAACGCAACGAGGTGACACAGGAGGCCTGGTACTACTTCCGTGTTTCATTCCCCCACGACGGTGGTGTGGTCAAGGGCACATTCACTGCGGGCCAACTGACCACCGCCAGCGAGTTCAAGAAACAGTTGCTGCACATGGCCGCAGGGGCAATCTACAGCGGCTCCAGCCCCCAGCTCGAGCGGATGATGCAGCGCCAACTGGACAACATCAAGATCGTCCAAACGGTTGATTTCATCGGCTACAGCGCCGCCCACAAGACGTACCTGCTGGGCAAGGTGGCGGTTCGTGGTGGCCAGGTCCATGACGCCAATAGCGAGGACTACTTCGACTTCGAGAAGCTGTCGATCAAGAGCCTGCAGCGCTCGATCGCCCTGGACATCAACACCCGCACCGACGCGTACGAGCGGGGCTGGATCAATCACCTTTGGTCTGCCTTCGGTGCAAAGGGCTACATCGCCCTCGCATATTGGTTCGGCAGCTTGTTTGCCGAGCAGATCCGCGAGGAGCAGAAGAGCTGGCCCTTTCTGGAGATCGTCGGCGAGCCTGGTGCCGGCAAGTCCACGCTGATCCAGTTCCTCTGGAAGCTGTTCGGCAGGGACTACGAGGGGTTCGACCCGTCGAAATCCACCTCGGCTGGCCGCCTGCGCACCTTCACCCAGGTGAGCAACTTGCCGATCGTGCTGATCGAATCAGACCGGGAGACAAAGACCGGTGGCCAGGCCCACGTGAAGGCCTTCGACTGGGATGAGCTCAAGGACGCTTACAACGGCAACAGCATCCGCACCACCGGGGTGAAGACGGGCGGGAACGAGACCTACGACCCACCATTCCGGGCCTCGATCGTCATCAGCCAGAACAACCAGGTGCAGGCCAGCCAGCCGATCATGGAGCGGATCTGCCACATGACCTTCGACACGCGTGGCTTCACCCCTGCCAGCTACGAAAGCGCCAAGGCCCTGGAGAAGGTCGCGATCGAAGGCGTGAGCGGCTTCATCCTGGAAGCGCTCAAGCGTGAAGCCGAGGTGATGGCGGAAATGGTGCCGCTGACTGAGCAGCACACCAAGGCACTGCTGGCCACTGACGGCATCCACAAGCCTCGGATTGCCAAGAACCATGCCCAGCTCTTGGCCATGGCTCAGATCATGCGCCGGGTGGTCCGGATCTCGGATCAGCAAATGGAGCAGGTGAAGCAGCAGGTGGTCGCCATGGCCCAGGAGCGGCAGCAGTCCATCAATTCCGATCACCCGTTGGTGCAGGAGTTCTGGGAGGCCTTCGATTACCTCAATGGCATTCCATTGGCGACGGCAGCTGGCCCCAGGGACATGCCTCGCCTGGACCACAGCAGGGATCAGCAGCAGATCGCGGTGAACCTGAACGAGTTCGTGGAAATGGCGGCCCAGCATCGCCAACAGATCCCCGTTCTGGCCGAGCTGAAGAAGGTGCTGCGCACCAGCAAAGCCCGCCGCTTTGTCGACGTGAAGACCGTCAACAGCGCGATCAAAACCCGTAGCAATAAGCCTCCAAAGCCTGGCGACGATGCCCTAGTAGTCCAAGAGCTGGGGCGCACGGTCTATTGCTGGGTATTTGAGTCCCCTCTCAAGCCATCCCGCAAGCCATGACCAGGAGGATCCACCGTGCCCATCACCAAGACCCTGCCCACCCTGGGCATCACAGACAAGGCCTTTCGGTACCGCCATTCGACGGTCACCGACATCCGCAAGACCTTTGCCCGAATCCGTCGCGAGCAGGCCGCTTTGCAGGCCTCCAAGCCATCCCAGACATCACTGGACCTGGAAGCCACGACGGTGGTGCCCATGCCCGTAACCGGTCGAGGTGCGAGATGAGCGCCGATCTGCGAGCCGCCTGGGAGGCCATGCGCTATCGGCGCTGCTGTGCGGCCTGGCCGCAGGACTTTGACCAGGTGATGGCTGACCCGATTGCCATGCGTCTGGTGCGTCTGGAGGCCATGTTGCGGACCCGCAGCCCAGCCACCCGACAGATGCAGCGGACTGTGCCACCGCCTTACCCCATGACCAGGCCCTATGGGCTGACCACCGATGTGAAGCGCGCCGCCGCCGGTGACCGCGACGACTGAACCACTTTTGACAGGAGATCTACCCATGAAACGACCCTCTTCAGCGCCTGCGCTGATCCTGGCCCTCACAGGCCGCCCCGACGTGGGCAAAGACACCGTGGCCGATGTGCTGGCCCCACAGCAGGGCTTTGTGCGGATTGCCTTTGCTGATGCCCTGCGTCGCGAGGTGACCGAGGCCTGGCGGATCGACATCCGCATGCTCACCCACCGCCCCACCAAGGAAACCCCGCTGCCGGCCCTGGCCGCCGGCATGTGCAGCGACCCGGGTTTCTCGCGCTGGATTGCGGACGGTGGTGACATCCTGACCGCGCCGCGCAGCCCGCGCTGGGTGCTGCAGCGCTGGGCCTCGTACAAGCGTCGGTTCTCTCCAACCTACTACGCCTCGATCGTCGAACGCTGGATCGGTCGCCAGATCGGTACCGGATGGACCCGCATCGTTGTCACCGATCTGCGCGACCCGGTTGAGGAGAAGATGCTGCGGGCCCTTGGCGCCAAGGTGGTGCGGGTGCACCGCCCCCAGTTGGCTTGCCTGCCTGCCGACACTGCTGGCCATGTCAGCGAGCAGCACCACCGCATCAAGGCGGATTTCGACATCCTGAACGATGGCTCCCTGCAGGCGCTGGCCGACAGCGTGGTCGAAATGGTGGGCCAAATGACGGGAGAGCTTGCATGCTGAAGCCAATGAGACTGCTGAGGCGCAGACAGGAGGCCTTCGACCTTGAACTTCGGGTTGTTGGCTTCATTGACCTGTGCTCTGTGCAGGTCACCGCTGAATTCGAAATCGGACTTCCAGGGGAGGTCGCCGACTTTCTTGATGAAATTTTTGATACAGACGTCCACCCATCACTTCAAAAAATTGTCGCTGCCTTCAATGGGAATACCACCGAGGCAGACGCCAACTTGGAGAACCTGTTCGAGATTCACCCATGGCACGCTGGTCTGCTTGTGAAATTTTCAACCCCAGTACGCCACCATTTAACGCAGAACACCTGGCGCGCGGGTTGGGGTCATTCCAGGACAGGATGGATTGCTGCGCCCACTTTTGAGGCGGCATGGAAACTCGGCTGTGAATGGGCGAAAGCCAGCCATGCGAAGGATCTGGACAAATTCCTCAAACAGAAGAAGTCCAGTGAGGGAGTAGCTCAATGATCACCAAGACCATCCGTCACTTCCACATGTTCTGCGGCCTGGGAGGCGGTGCCCGTGGCTTCAATCGGGCCCGGCCCGTGGTGGGCAACTGCCAGGCCAAATTTCGCACGATCGGCGGCATCGACGTCGACACTGCCTCGATCGCCGACTTTGGGCGGCTTTCGGGGGTTCCAGGAACAGTGCTCGACCTCTTCGATCGGGCCCAATACGTGGCTTTCCATGGGCATGAGCCACCGGCCCATTGGCGCGAGGCCACCACGGCCGACATCCACCGCGCCGCCGGCGGCGAGCGCCCCCACATCGTGTTCCTGAGCGCCCCCTGCAAGGGCTTCAGCGGCCTGCTGCCAGAGAGCAAGAGCGCCACCGACAAGTACCAGGCCTTGAACCGGCTCACACTGCGCGGGATCTGGCTGATGCTGGAGGCCTGGAAGGATGACCCTGTCGAGCTGATCGTCTTCGAGAACGTGCCCCGCATCGCCACCCGGGGCCGGCACCTTCTGGACCAGATCGGCGACCTGCTGCGCGCCTATGGCTACGCCGTAGCTGAGACTACCCACGACTGCGGCGAGCTCGGCGGCCTGGCCCAGAGCCGAAAACGGTTCCTGTTGGTGGCCAGGCACATCGAGAAGGTGCCGCCGTTCCTCTACGAGCCCGCCACCAAGCCGCTGCGCGCCGTGGGCGACGTGCTGGGCCGCATGCTGCCCCCGGGTGACCTGCGCGCCGGCCCGATGCACCGGGTGCCCGCCCTGCAGTGGAAGACCTGGGTTCGCCTGGCATTCGTTGAAGCGGGCAGCGACTGGCGCAGCCTGAACCGCTTGGCGGTGGAGGATGGACAGCTGCGGGATTACCTCATCGTGCCCGAGTACCGCGATGGCTTCCTGGGGGTGAACGCATGGGAAGACTCGACAGGCACGGTCACCGGCAAATCACTGCCAGGCAACGGATCGTTCTCGATCGCTGACCCACGCTTCACCCAGTCGTCCTCCTGGAACGATGGCCAGGCCTATGGCGTGCGCCGCTGGGGCGACACCTCGGGCGCGATTGCTGGCCAGCAGAACCCTGGACAGGGCACCTACAGCGTGGCAGATCCGCGCCATGCAGGCCCAGCCAAGCACAGCAACGAGTTCCGGGTGGTGCGCTGGGACCGTGAGGCTTGCGCAGTGACAGGTGCCCATGGCTCAGGCCAGTGCGTGGCAGATCCTCGCCGCGCTGGACCAGCGTTCGGCAAGTACGCTGTGACCCCGTTCGACCAGCCTGCTGGCACGGTGATCAGCGGCAGCACCACCGGACAGGGTGCCTTTGCCGTGGCTGACCCGCGCAGCGGCATGACGACCGACCGCTCGGCCTACCTGACCGGCGGCCACTACGGCGTGGTGCCTTGGGCCAGCCCGGCCGGCGCCGTCAGTGCTGCCGCCTGCCACGACAACGGGCGCTGGAGTGTGGCCGACCCGCGCTTGCCAGCCGCGGCTGATCGCCTGGTGGCCCGCATCGTGTCCGAGGACGGCACCTGGCACCGCCCATTCACCACTCTGGAGCTGGCAGCGCTGCAGAGCCTGGTCGACCCCGAGGAGGTGCTGGAGCTGGACGGCCTGAGCGATCAGGCCTGGCGCGAGCGCATTGGCAACGCTGTACCCAGCTCGGCAGCAGAGGCGATCGCTCATGTGATGGGCGAGACACTGCTGCTGGCTTGGGCCGGCGAGACGTTCATGCTGTCGGCCCAGCCCATTTGGGTGCGGCCGATGGCAGTGGCCTTGGCGGTGGCTAGTGGGGCTTCCTCATGAGGCGTTCAATCACCTCTGCCACGCCGTCTTCGAACGCGAGAAGCTTGAGATCCCGCTCCAAGAGCCACTTCTTGGCGGTATCGGACAGGGCCTGCTGCGAAGCAGCCCCTACAGCGCAGGCCTGGCGCTCAGCATCCAGGACGGTTGTCAATTTCAATATTTCCATTCTTCAACCTCATATCGGGCAACAGCGCCCGAGCACCAATTCTGTTGTCACGACTATGGGAACCATCCAAACGCAAGCCCAAGCAAATGCTTTTTGGGAGGGCAAAGACTACAAAAAGTGGGTTGTCGATTTCACTGCTGGGCCGCGCCGCAACCGAAAGACCGCCCAGGTATTGGTGGGTGCACCCTCTTCAACGGCAGCTCGTCGCGTCGGCATATCTGCCTGCGAACTGATGGGAAAGGCCTGGGTGCGCAGCGCGGCTTCGTCAGTGCGTCTTGCCACGGCTCAGGACCTGGGCTGTGTGCGCACAAACCCCATTACTCAAGAAACCTTGAAAGGAGGGCCTGATGCACAACGCAATTGAGAGAATGGCATGCGGTCTCACAGGACAACCCTATGCGGCCTGGCCTCAAGTGCGCGAGGCTGAGCCCACAGAGCGCACGCCATCATTGACCGAGCGAATCAGAGCCATGATCAAGGTCCAGGGGCCGCTCACAGCCCAACAGATCTCGGTGGCACTGGATGTGCCAGGCGCTTCAGGCCGGGTCTGGGCCCTTCTGAAGAACGACATCAGGCTCGGCAGGATCGTGGCCCGTGAGGGCCAATTCCACTGGAGCTGGGCCTATGACGTTCAGATGCAGACTAAGTTGAGGGACGCGGCCAAGCTGCTGCGTCGTCATGGATATGTGGTGACTGGAGGTGAGCTGTGAACCAATTGATCTATCGGAAGAAGACCTTGCTGAAGTTGCTGCAGATCTCGGAAACGACCCTGCGCCGCTGGATGAAGGATGACGACTTCCCCTTGGCTAGGCAGTTGGGTGCCCGCGCTGTCGGCTGGGTGGCCACTGAAGTGCAGACCTGGCTCGATACCAGGCCAAAAGCCACAGCAAACGCCTGCGACGAGGATTGATCAGGCAGCAGGCACCGGCATGGGGCGGCAGTAGTCGGCCCAGTCCTGCATCAAGGCCACGCGCTTGGCCAAGAGGTCGCCCCGCCGGTAGGCGGCCTCTGTTTTGTCAGCAATCGCATGCGCCAGGGCCATCTCGACCACTTCACTCTGGTGGCTCGTCTTCTCCGATGCCCAGTCCCTGAACGTCGACCGGAACCCATGCGGCACGGCCTCCAGCTTCATTCGGCGCATCACAGCCGTTAGGCTCATGTCTGAGAGCATGGTCAGCTTTTGACTCGGAAAAATCAGGTCTGCCCCGTCAATGATCGGCTGGGCCTGCAGCAGGGCCACAGCCTGTCGGGAGAGGGGGATGCGGTGCTCCCGGCCCGCTTTCATTCGGATTGCAGGAATGGTCCACAGGCACTCGTCCAGATCGATCTCTGACCAGACAGCGCCCCGAACTTCTCCAGATCTCGTCGCAGTCAGGACCTGGAACAGCAAGGCCCGGGCACCCATTCCGACCGCGTCAGCGATGCGGGCCACAACGGCCGGGGCATCCTCGATCGCCACCGCTGGATGGTGGGTCACCTTGGCAATCTTCGCCGGCGCCGGCAGCAGGTGATCCAGGTGGCCACGCCACCGGGCGGGATTCTCGCCCTGGCGATGTCCCCGAACCTTGGCCCAGTCGAGCACCTGCTCGACCCGCCCCCTGACTCTGATGGCGGTCTCGGTCTTTTCGCGCCAGATCGGCTCCAGCACACGCATGACGTGGGTGGTCTCGATCATGGACACATCAATCGAGCCCAGCACGGGCTCGGCATAGGTCGCCAGCGTGTTCTCCCATTGCTGCCGATGCTTTGAGTTCTTCCACTCGGCCTCTCGAGCTGCTATGAACAGCTCGGCGGCCTTCTTGAAGGTGAGGGCCTTGGCATTGGCGGCCTCGGCCGACAGGACCTGGTGCCGCCGCGCCTGGATGGGATCCTCGCCTCGGTCGATCAACTGGTGAGCGGCCCGGGCCTTTTCTTTGGCCGCGGCCAGTGTGACCGATGGAAATGGCCCGAGACCCAT